GAAGAGACTAGAACATGACTAAATTATGTCCAAGAGGTAAAGCGGCAGCGAAACGAAAGTTCGCAGTGTACCCTAGTGCGTATGCCAATGCCTACGCTTCTAAGATCTGTGCTGGTAAAATTAAAGACCCAAGCGGCGTAAAACGTAAAGATTTTAAAGGACCTAAGAAAGCCATGGGAGGCTCTATTTCTCAACAAAGAAAAGCTGTATCCGCACAGCGCATGGCAAATGGAGGATCAATTGTAGCTGCAGGTTGTGGCATGGTTGATCCGTCAAGACGAAAGAAAACTAAACTTTTCGTTTAAGGAGGTAATCATGCTAGATTCAATCAAAAGTAAATGGAACCAATTACAACACTCATGGGGTAGACTTAACAAAAAAGGCAAAATTATTGTTGTGATAGTCGTTGTTGGTGTAGTTTATATAATCTCACAGATTTAATTATGTCTGGCCACAAAGGATTAGCGAAGTGGTTTAAACAAGATTGGCGAGATATAGGCTCTCGAAAAAAAGACGGAAGCTTCGCTAAATGTGGCAGATCCAAACTCAAAGCAGATAGAAAACGAAAGTATCCTAAATGTGTCCCCGCTTCAAAAGCAGCAGCAATGTCCAAGGGACAAATAAAATCAGCAGTATCTAGAAAAAGAGCAGTCGCTCAAGGAGTTGGTGGTAAGCCAACTAACGTAAAAACAATTGTCAAGAAAAAAACACGCAGAAAAAATAAAGCTTGATGTAATAAATTGGTCTAAGAATGTCTTAGAGCCTATGAACAAACATCTTGGTTTTCCAGCGTGTCCGTTTGCAGCAAAATGGCGTAAAGATGGTAAACTTAGAATAGAGGTAAGATCTGACAAAACAAAGTACGAAAAACACCTTACTACACTACTTAAGGACTGGAATAAAAAACATCATGACATACTTATATTTTGTGATCCTTATTTTGATCAATATGATGAAGAACAGTTTCAAGAAAAAATAGATTTTTATAATAAAACATATAATAAGCGTGACGTATATTTTATGGGATTTCACCCTAATAACCCAGCTACTGTGGAAGATCAAGAGTTTTTAGTTAATCCCACAGACGATAATAAATACGAGTCGGATTTAGCATACTCTATGATGCTTATACAAAAATTTAAACAGCTCTATGATGCAAGTTGCAAACTACATAAGATAGGTTATTATAAAAAATGGCCAACCGAGTATTACGAAGAAGTAGTAAAAACAAGGCAAATAGAGTACGAAAGACTATTTAAAAAGGAGAAAACATCATGATGAAAAAAAAGAATGTCGTCAAAAGAATGGGCGGCGGACCTATGAAAAAACAGGTCGTTAAGAAACGTGGTGGCGGTATGTTGAAAAAACGTGGCGGTGGCATGATTAAAAAGATGCGTGGCGGCGGCGGTGTAGGTAACCCTAAAAAGCAAAGAAGAGGTCAAGCATAAAAATGGCTACCTCGAATACCACCACATTTAATTTAAGTTTTGATAGTATTATTGAACGTGCTTATGCTCGTTGTGGTAAGTCTATGAGAACTGGTTATGAGCTGAGAGCTGCAAGGGATAATTTAAATTTGTTGTTTTCTGAGTGGGGTAATCGGGGTATTCATTTATGGAAGGTAAAAAATCATACACAAAATCTGACAGCAGGAACAACCACATATACTGCACCATCAGATGCATCAGATGTTTTAGAATTAGTTTTTAGAAAGATAAGTGGCGGCACTACCACAGACACCAGCATGACAAAAATATCAAGGTCAGAATATGAAAATGTGCCTAACAAGTTTGAACAAGGACAACCAAGTCAGTATTTTGTACAAAGAAATTTAGCAAATGTAGAAATTAATCTTTATCAAACACCAAATGAAACCGACACACAAATAAATTATTTCTACGTAGGAAGAATTGAAGATGTAGGTGCATATACAAACGAGCCAGATGCACCTTTTAGATTTTTACCATGCACTGTTGCGGGTTTAGCATACTATCTTGGACAAGAGATAGCACCAGAAAGATCACAAGAATTAGAGAGAAGATATGAGGCAGAATTACAGAGGGCTCTAACTGAGGATAGTCAATCAACCTCTGTAAACATAGTGCCTAGAAGTTTTTACGTGGGGTAATAGATGACTTTTGCAAATGGTAATCGTGCTATAGCTTTATGTGATAGATGTGGACAACAATATAAATACTTACAACTAAGACAAGAATGGAACGGATTATTTACTTGTCCTGACTGCTTTGAGCCTAAACATCCACAATTAGATCCTGGTCATCATCCTGCTGATGCAATCGCATTAAAAGATCCTAGACCAGCTAGACAAGAACCTGTTACTGTTTTTGCGGGAGCTCCTGGAGATTCAGCGTTTGAGTCTAATGGTATGATACCCTCTACACAAAGCACAGAGTTGCTAATTGGATCAAGTATTGGTACAGTCAATGTGGTGATATCATGAATTATTCAGAGTTATTAGATAATGTTAGAAACTACACTGAGGTAACAAGTGACGTATTATCTAATAGTGTAGTAAACGTTTTTATAACTAATATAGAAAACCAAATTGATAGACTCGTTGATACAGACGCACAAAGACGATATGCAACGACCACCTTTGAAGCAAACAACTCTTTTCTAGATGTATCAGGGCCAGAGGGTGGTTTTAGATTTGCAAGAGGTTTACAATTGCATAAAAGTGACGGCACTATTGTTTGGCTTGAACAAGTAGATACTTCATTTATTGATGAGTTTGCTGTAGAAAGATCTACTACAGATTCTAATTTTACTGGCGAACCTAAGTATTGGGCTAATTGGGACTCTAACACTTTAATAGTTGCACCTACACCAAACATAGCGTATACAGTTGAAATGTGGTATGACGAAACTCCTGAACGCTTAGGCAATGGCAGTGGTAGCACAAGCACAACAACTTTTGTTTCTAATAATGCACCTGAGGTTTTACTGTATGGTGTTTTGTCAGAGGCTTATTCATACTTGAAAAATACTCAAGATATGCAATTATACACGCAGAAGTTCCAAACAGCTCTAACAGCTTTTGCTAACGAGCAAATGGGACGTAAACGAAGAGATGAGTATACTGATGGTGTACTAAGAGTACCTTTACCATCGGCAGACCCAAAGGCCTAAGGAGGGCATAAAACATGGCGATAAATCAAGCAGTATGTGCTTCATTTAAACAGCAGCTCTTAGCGGGTGATCACGATATTGATAATGATACAATCAAGTTAGCCCTTTACACAGATTCTGCAACATTAAATGGAAACACAACAGCGTTTTCAGCTACTAACGAGGTAGGTAACTCAGGTACTTACACAAGTGGTGGAGCGCAATTAACAAGTCCAACAATTGGATTAACAAAAACAAGTGCAACAGCATCAACAGCTTTTGTAGACTTTGCAAACTTAAGTTTTACTTCAGCTACTATTTCTGCACAAGCAGCGTTGATATACAACAATAGTGCAGGTAATACAAATGCAGCTATTGCAGTTTTGGACTTTGGTAGTGTAAAGACATCAACAAACGGCACATTTACAATCGCATTCCCAACTAACGATGCATCAAGCGCTATTTTAAGATTATCTTAATTTAGAGAGGTACTCTTATGTCCAGTGCTTGGAACAATGGAGCTTGGGGTATTGGCGATTATGGACAACAAGCTAACGCCACTGTCACAACTATAACTGGAGTATCTTCTGCTACTGCTATTTCTTCTGTAAGCTCCGAGGGAACTATAGGTTCTGGTTGGAGTAGAGACGCATGGAATAGTTTAGGCTGGGGTGTTGCTTACTCTGTACAACTTACTTCAGCATCAAGCACATTTTCATTAGGATCAACATCTAACATAGCTGACGCATTAGTCAGTCCAACAGGTGTGTCGGCAACTACTGCTTTAGGAACAGCAGTCGGTGAACCTGAGCATAGAATTTTCCCAACAGGGCTAACGTTTGAAACCCAATTATCTGGAGCACTCTCTATAGAAGAGGGTGCAGGAGTTGTTCTTCCAAGCTTACTTACATCTTTTGCTGTTGGTGACGAAACAGGCTCTGGTACAGTCGATGTAGGTTGGGGTAGAGCTGAATGGGGTTCATTTGAATGGAATGCAAACATTGAGTTCATAACAAACGTTAGTGCTGCCT